TTGCCGAATCTAAACCTTATCTTATAAAAACTGTAAAGCGTGATTTTGGCAGTGCTTTTAATAACGCATTTAAGACAGACAGTAAGGACAGCATTCTTGAAGCAATTAAAAAGGGTGCTGGATTATCAGAAAGGATAAAATAAAATGGGAAATGAAATTCAATTAGTATCTACAAAATTTTTGCCATTAATCGATGAAATATACGCAGCAGAAACAAAAACTTCGGTACTTGAAAAACCTGAATTTGTGCAATATTTCGATGGTACAAATTCGGTAAGAATTTTGAAATTAGTACTAGAAGGGCTTGGAGATTATTCAAGAGAAGACGGCTATGCAAAAGGTGCAATTTATGCATATTGGGAAGCCCACCACCTAGTATATGACAGGGGCCGTAAATTCATACTCGACAAAATGGATAATGAAGAGACATTGGGCTTAACTCTTGGATCTTTAATGAAAGAGTTCCATAGAACTAAAGTTGGTCCTGAAATTGATGCTTTTAGATTTGCAAAACTTGCTTCCAAGGCAGGCTTAAAAGCCAACGGAGCTACTTTATCAGCATCAACAGCAAGTGGTGCTATTGATGATGCTATAGCAGAAATGAAAGAAGCTGAAGTCCCGCTGGAAGGTGGATATTTGTTTATTACACCAACCGTTAAAAAATACGTTTCACAGTCAGCAAATTATGTTAAAAACATAAATGGTGCACTGAAGCAAGGTAGAACAGCAGATTTTGACACTTATGAAGGTTTAAAAGTAATCGAAGTGCCACAAAGCCGCTTTTATACCGCAATTACCCTTTATGACGGTGTTTCAACTGGTGAAACAGACGGTGGATATGCAAAAGATCCTACTACTGGTAAAGATATTAACTTTATGATCGTTGCTAATAATACTGCATTACCAGTAGTTAAGCATAATCCTGGTAATCTTGTTGATGGTTCAAAAGACAGCGGCGATTATGATGCATATGTCATGAAATATCGCTTATATCATGATATCTTTGTGCCTGATAATAAAGTCAACGGTATTTACTTGCACAATAAAGCTGATTAAGCTTTTGAAGTTACTTTTTGGGGCGGATAATTCCGCCCCATAAATTCTAAAGGATAAAAACGTATGGCCATAACTATCGGATTAATTGAAATCGAAGAAGAAAATAAAAAGTCTGAAAAAGAACAAATTGCTATTGACAAAAAAAACAAAACCATTAAAGGTGAATAATGACTATTACAGTTGGAATTGATTCATATTGCACACTAGCAGAGGCTGATGAGTATTTTAACAGCACTCTAAAGGCCTCTGCTTGGGCTGCATTGTCTAAAAACGAAAAAGAAATATGCCTAAAAATGGCTTGTAGGAAGATGGAAAATCTTGATTTTATAGGCGAAAAATTGCATAAAACACAGTCTTTACAGTTTCCACGCAATTATGGAACGCCGGAAGATATTAAAAATGCACAGGCAGAATTGGCATTGTGGCTATATCAAAATCAAAACAACAAAATTGCACAAGCACAGGCAATAGGCATTAAATCAATGTCTTTAGGCAATGAAAGTTATTCTTTTGGCAATCCTACTGGCTCAATACAATGTCCTGAAGCTTTGGAATATCTAAATAAGTGGACAAAGAAGGGTTATAAAGTATGTTAGACCTGCTTTATACAGATGATATACGAATAAAAACGCTTCTGAAAAAGGATACATTCTCAGGGAATGTTTATTCCACCCCTTTTACTATAAAAGGGTGCTTGCAGTCTAAAACCTCACAGAGAACGGATAATAACGGGAATCAAATTGTTACTGACTTATTGCTGCATACAAAAGAAAACCTTGCAGATACCACTTTGGTTGAATATAACGGTAAGTTCCGAGAAATAAAGTTTAAAGATATAATTAAAAATCACTTAATGGGATATATTGACCACTACGAGTACAGGCTATGACACTATATTGGTATGGTGATATAATTAAAAAAAAATTAAAACAGGCTATATATGAAGGAGAATACTTAACTGCCGAACAAATATTGGCTGAAGCAGTTAATAATGCACCTGAAATGACAGGAACTCTTAGGCGAAGCGGTATTATTAGTAATGGAAGTGGTTTTTTTAACAAGATTAAAAGGTTTTTCACCAGACCAAAGAAAAGAGTAGCAAGAACTGTCGGCAAGTTAGAAATATCATTCAACACTCCATACGCCTATCGACAACATGAAGATTTAAGCCTTTCCCACACAGGGAAAGGCGTGTATTATACAGCTGGTGGAAAAAAAGTGTACATAAAAAAAGGCGGGCCAAAGTATCTCGAAAAAGCGTGGAATAAACATATTAAAAATTTGGAAAAAAACATCAAAATATTTACAGAAAAAGCAGGGCTTTTATGACATATTTTATTCAGGAATTGCAAAATTATTTAATAGATAAAAAATTGATAGAATCCGACAGTTTTATTGAATTTTATGATAGCGAAGATGCGTTAACCTGTCTTTCTGTTTATGATTCAAATCCGGAAGAGGGAAAATATTCCGTCCAGATTTTAAGACGTGATATATCTCCGAAAGCCTGTATGGATACTTTATTTAAGGTTTATAATCACTTTTTTGACTTTAGGCAGCCAAAACCGGTTTATAAGCTAATTAACTATAACAAATGTTTATTTAAACCACTTTCAAAGCCTTTGTTTTTGAAAAAAGAGAATGGCTTCTTTTACTATACATTTAATATTGAAGTATGGACACAGCAATAATAATCGGCAGAAGTGATTTTTTAACGCCTAATTTAATAAAAAGCATTCAAAAACTGCCATTCACGAAAATATCTATCAACAGGCACCTAGAATACATGGATTATATCGCTTTTATTGATAAGGAAGCGTGCGAGATTGACCGTAAAGGAACGAAAGCAATAACCCTTGAATGTTACAACCTAGATAATGCAGAAGCTTATAAAATCGGTGCAAAAGGGCGGATATTTGATGCAGAAAGAAACGAGCTTGAAACATTCGGTTTTACGCACGATTTTGTGCTGTCTTGGTGTATTTTAAAAGACTATAAAAATGTAGTATTAGCGGGTGCAGCGGATTTTTGTAGTTATAAACACGATAATGGACAATATTTTAACCCATCCCCAATATGCATACAAAACAGTATCAATGCTATTAACAATATTTATTCAAAATATTTAAATATTTATACATTAAATCCATATAGCAAATTAACGGTAAACAGAATAACCATAGGAGACTTGAAGCAATGGCATTAGTAAAGAAAACATTCACACTAGGTTTGGACGACTGCAAAATTTATCCAATCAAATCTGACACCGAAACAGAATATAAAGTAGATACAGGGATAGATGTTCCAACTGTTCAAAGCATAAATATTGAATTTGAAGTAGACGAAAAAGAGCTTTTTGGCGACGAGCAGGTTCGTGATATGTATTCTAAGGCTAAAAAGGTGCAGTGGACCATCGAATGCGGCGAGCTTGATCTAGACGTACAAAAAGCCTTAATGGGTGGAGCAGTTACAGCAAGCGGTTCAACTCCAAATCAACAGCAAAGATACGGTTATACTCTAGGTGTGTTAAATAATTATGTACAAATAGCCGCTAAAATCAACTATACAGATGAATTAAACGATGTTGGCGACTTACACATACATATTTTAAAAGCAAAAGTCAACAAAAATTCATTCAGCGAAGCATCTGACGAGTATGGTACTGTTTCTTTCGGTGGAAATGGAATTAATACAACATATAATTTCTCCGCCGGCAGAGCACTTTACTACACTATCAATGAAACCGGTTCAGAACTTGCCCCTGTAGTCTCAAATTAGGTGAATTATGAGTTTCAACGACATCAAAGATGGTTATACTAATTGCGTTATAAACGGAATTAGTTATAAAATAACTTATGATTTCAACGCCATTGCTAAATTAGAGGAGCTGTATTCAGACAGCTTCTTTAATTTGGGCACAATTATCGACAATTTACGCAATAAACCTATAAAAGAAATTCTTGACTTTTGTTATATCGGTTTTTTACGGCATCAACCAGATTTTAAAATTGAACAGTTGTATGATTATGGCTCATTTGTAGAGCTATACGACAAATGCACTACTGAATTTCTGCGTTGTGTGTCAATGCCTGACGCATACAATGAGCTTATAGAACAGGGCAAAAAAACTGAAATAAAAAAAAAGAAAGGTTTGAAATTACCTTTTATTGGTACGCAGCGTTAAAAGCAGGGCTTTCAGAACAGGATTTCTGGAAGTCTACACCTCGCAAATTAATGACCATATTAACATATCAAGGCATTGAAAACGGTACTTTAAAAACTAAATCAGAAGTTAAAAAAGAGCAATCCAAGAATATTAAAGCTCTTGCTCAAATGTTTCCCCTAGTAGATAGACGAAAGGCAAAAGATGGCAGGTAATGAAGTTGCAAAACTAGCAGCTGTAATTGATATGAACACAAGACAGCTTGAACAAAAATTCAAGCTTATTTATGGAAATTGTAAAAAGGCTGATCAAGAACTCAACGGAATTCAAAGAGCTGTTAAGCGAGTTGGTGATGCTTTTTTTAGCTGGAAAGGTATTGTTTTTACTGGCTTAATATCAGGTCTTGCAGCTTTAGGAGTTGCAGCAGTTGGAACAGCAGCTAAATTTGAGCAATACAACATTGCTTTGGAGGTACTGCTTGGTTCACAATCCAAAGCAAGAGCTTTAATGAAAGAACTCACAGCACTTGCAAATGTTACACCTTTTGAAACTTCTGATTTACTGCAAGCAACACAGACAATGCTGTCTTTCGGTATTGCTGTAGATGACGTTATACCTAATTTAAAAATGCTTGGCGATGTAGCTGCAGGTGATAAGCAGAAATTTGACAGCCTTGTGCTTGCATTCTCTCAGATGTCATCAGCTGGTCGTTTAACCGGTCAAGATTTACTACAAATGATAAATGCAGGTTTCAACCCCCTGCAAGTTATATCAGAAAAAACCGGTAAATCTATTGGTCAGCTTCGTGAAGAGATGGAAAAAGGGCAAATACCTGCAAGTGCTATTGTAGAGGCTTTTCGTGAAGCCACTCGAGAAGGTGGTAAATTCTACGACATGATGAACAAGCAAAGTGAAACGCTTAACGGTAGACTCTCCACCTTGTCCGATGCCTGGGGGCAATTGTCCAATAATATTGGGCAATTGTTTTTACCTGTTGCAAAAGTTGCTGTTGATGCATTAATAAAGATAACCGAAGTAGCTCAAGGGGCAACAAAAGCAATAAATGATGTCTTGGGTAGATTCGGCATAATCAACAACGATAATATGAATAGAGCTATCTACTTACAAAGACAAATAGACTCTATCAACAAAATTCTTGAAGCTGATGAAAGGCGTAGAAAAGAAACATACAAAATGTATAACTTGGGTTATCAGCGGGTTACACCTGAACAAATAGATAAAATGTATAACTGGCTTACTCCTGAGCAAGTAGCGAAATATAAAGCCAAATTAAAGGAATTAAAAAAAGAGCAAGCTGAATTAATTAAATCTGAAGCAGAAGGCTTGATCAAAACACCAAGCAAAAAGCGCCAGGATTCAACAAAAAAAAATGATGGCAATAAGAAAGAAGGTAAATCGCTTGATTCAATTTTAAGCGAAAAAGCAGCGCTTTTGCAGGCACAAGCTGAACTTGAAATTGCATCAAATGATTATACAGATCAGCAAATCTTGCAGAAAAAAATTGCTCTGCAGAAAAAGCTTATTGAGTTATACAAATCCACATCACTAAAAGGGCAAGCTGAACAACTACGAGCGCAAGCTGAATTACATAACCTTGAAAAACAGCTTGAAGAGCAAGGTTTACAGGATAAACAGGCAGCATTAGAGAGAGCATACCAACAAAAACGTTTATATGCTGAAATGGAAACATTTTCAGAACTTAGTAATACAGCATTGACAGAAAGACAAAAGGAAGAAATAAGAAACTCTGCAAGAATCCGGCAATTACAAGGCGAAGTCAAACTTCAGCAGGAGATATTAAACCTAAGACGCAAAGGTGTGTCTGATTTAAAACAGTTGTCTGTAAATGAAAGACTTGCTTATGAAGAACAATTAACTAAGAAACTTGAAGCTGAAAAACGACTGCAAGAAGCCATTTTGCAAGTACATGATTCTGAACAGCAGCGAAATAAAGAACTGGCTGATAAAATATCATCATATATCACCAATAGCTTTAATGGTGTTATAAGAGGCACGGAAGACGTCAAAGACGCTTTTAGGAATATGATCGGCGATATGACATCGCAATTAATCAGAAGTGGTCTTTCCGAGCTAATACAAGGTATTTTAAACCCAAGGACTAATGCCGTTGCGCAAATTGCTGGTTCTGCAGGCACAAGCGGTAAGAGCGGTAAGAGTTCTTTCTGGTCTACTATTGGCTTTATTGGCAAAAGTCTAAGTTTCCATGCTAATGGTGGATTCCCTGATACTCGTAGACCATTCATTGCAGGTGAAAGAGGGGCAGAGCTTATTGTCCCAACAAACAAAACAAGAGTTTATAGCGCAAAAGAGACTGCAAATATACTAGGTGGTGGAAATTCTGGGCAATCAAATCAAAATATTCAGCCTATTATTATATCCAACCAATTCAATATTAAAACTCTAGACGGTAAAGAAGCCTATAACGTTATTATGGACAATAAGGCTGCAATTCAAAAAGTTGTTGCAGACGGTATTCAATACAATCAAGGCGGATTAAGAACGGTAATTAAGACAGTATGATATTTAACATTGATTACAATAGTACATATTCCACTAAAATAGCTTTTGAAACCAAAGTGGTCGGTAAAGCTCTTGGTGGAGAACAGCGTTACCCTGTTAAAATCTACCCTGTCAGGTATTTTACGCTTAATTTCAACAAAACACCTGAAAAAAGGGCAGAATTAGAGCAGTTTTTTGTTGATTGTCTTGGTCAGGGCGGTACTTTTGACTTCACTTGGGATGTCGAAAAAGGCGGCAATGGCTTGACATATACTGGATGTCAATTTGATTCAGACGTTTTCAAGCGTAGCATAATTGAAATGGGCTACGGTGAAAATATGCAGCTTACCTTTTACTGCATTGATCGGCACTCATACACTGCTCCGCCTAGCTTTGATTTTTATTATAAAGCTAAATATGATACTGAAACGCAGTTCAACACGCTTATAGACAAAGCTATTACAGCACATCTTGCAAAACGTAGCCTTTGGACTACCCCTAAAAAATCATGGGTTCTGTCTTTTGAAAAAAATGCTAAAAATCGCAAACTAATTGAAGCATTCTTTATTTCAAAGCGAGGAAAATTCAAGCATTTTGACTGGACATGGGAAACAGATAAAGGCGGGGATGGCTTAATTTATACAGTAAGGTTTGACACGGATGAATTAGACCTTGATGTAATGGAATTAGGATATTCTACTTTTGATATCCCTATAAAAGAAGTACTGCCAACTGTTGCAAGCAATGAGCTTGAAAAAGATGAAATTATACCACGGAAATTGCTTGAAATAGAACTTGCATCCGGACCTATAAGAATCCTTGAAAACGATACTCTTGAAAAACTTATCTATGACGGTCGGGAATTTTTAGGCGCACCGCTTGAACTTGGTGAAATCAAACACGATGATAATAACGAAGTTGTTAAGATAAGCGTTACTTTGTCTAATGTTAATCAAGCTATAAGCGGAATTATAGGCAATCATGGAGATGTTATTACAGGCGCAACAGTTAATTTATACATCGTATTCCTGAATACAGCTACAAATGAAATCATCTCAGGTTTGGATGAAATTCTATTATACGGAAAAGCGAACAATATTGAACTAACGCTTGAAACAGCCAAGATGAACATAGAAATTGATCTTGGAGGTTTTGAAGTCAATGTGCCTCGTATGACATACGGTGTTAACTGCCAATGGATTAAGTTCAAGGACTGTAGGTGTGGTTATACAGGTAAAGAGACTAAATGCGACCGCACACTAACAAGATGTAAAGAGCTTGGCAACGTTGAAAACTTCGGCGGTTTCCCCAATATGCCTAGTGAGCAAGTCATTAAAGCTTAGGAAAAAACATGATTGAAAAAATTAATGAACTTAAAAGCAAGGTGGGAACACCTTATCAGATGTTTGATGAAAATAAAAACTACATTGGCTGCTTTTATCCGATCTATTACATTTACCCGCATCTGCCTCGCTATTCTCTTCCTTCGGATAATCATCAGGCTAATTATCGCTACGGAATGGCTAAAATTATGCAGTCGGCTAAGGAAATTCAAGAAAAGGATTTGCAAGCAGGTGATGTAGTAGCCTGCAAGTTCAATAACGAGCTTCATGTAGCTTTATACATTGGCGATCAGCGAATTATACACGTTTTCCGTGGTCATACATTACAAATATCAAGATTAAAGATTTTAAAAGATTATAAGTGTTTCAGGGTTAGATAGATGGCTTTATTTACAGCAATATTTAAAGCAGTTGCAACAGCTGTAACATCAGCAATGGTTGCAGCTGGCGTACCTATGACACCAGCCACAATAGCAATTGCCTATGGTGCAACCATTGCAATAACTGGCGGTGTAATATTTGGCGGTGTTACTTTATCTAGAAGCCTTGCAAATAGAAAAAATGGTTTATCTGACAGCCCTACTTACGGTGGAAATACACTTACAACACAAACAAACAACAGATTGCCAATACCGTTAATCTACGGTGAAGTCAAACTTGCTGGCAATAGAATTTATCAAGGTGATAACACAACAGGCGATATACGCAGACTTGTTGCTTTTGGCGAAGGCGAGATCGAAGACTTTACAGACATTAGGCTGAATGATATAAAAGCAAAAGATATTTCTAAAATAAAAATTCAGAAATACTATGGAACTGCCAATCAGCAAATTTCTAACCTAGTAACAGAAGCAAATACAAACGCTGGGCGTGCTGAAATAGTTGGTAGCTTAAAGCATTTAGCATATCTTGCTATATCAGTACCGCCTTCAGATAAAATATCAGGAGATTATAACCTAACTGCTGTTGTAAAAGGTCGCAAGGTAAAAGTTTATACGGACGAAAACACTTATACTGTAAAATATAGCAATAATCCAGTCTGGTGTTGCCTTGATCTGCTTACATCTTACAACGGTTTGCGCCTTGGTATGGATAATTTAGGCAATTTCAACAACGAATTGTTAAAGAAACAAGTTGATATTCAATCATTTATCGAGGCTGCTGCTTACTGTGATGAACTCGTAGACGGCGAAAAACGCTTTACCTTTAACATGATCTTTGATTCTAACTGGCTTATCAGAGATTGTATCGAAGAAATCAAGAAAAACTGCAGGGGTGCATTAGTTACAAAGGGTAAAAAGCTGCAATTCAAAATAGATAAACCTGAATCTGTTAGCAAAGTTTTTAATAAAACAGACATAATTCAAGGTTCTGAGATAGTTAAGACAATTGAAAAAGCTGATCGTTATGATATTTTAGATATTCGATACATTGACCCAAAGCACGAATGGTCGCAGGTAACTGCCAGAGCTGAATTAGACGAATATTTCAACGAGCCAGCAATCAGTCATAGTGTTGATATACTGAGCATTACTAACTTTAAACAAGCATCTAGGATGGCTTGGTATTATTTAAACCGCAACATCAGATGCTATTTTTACGGCCAGTTTGCCACAGACTACAGAGCATCAGACTTAGAAATCGGCGATGTTATTCAGCTTAACGATCTTGTAATGGGTTTTGAAAATTTCAAAGCCAAAGTCACAGGCATTACCGATGACAACAGCGGTGTATTTACTGTTAGCTGGCAGCAATACGATGAAAGTATTTACACTGATCAACAGGCGAGCTTAGAGCCTGTAATCATCAGGACCAATGTTAATAACCCTTATGCATATCCTAACAATGTCCAGAGTTTCAATGTATCGCAAAATAACAACCTGTTAGAATTTGCCTGGACTGCTGTTTCAAACCAAAATGCGACTTATGAAATCAGGGAAGGTGCAAGTTGGGAAAGTTCTAAACTTGTTGCTACTGGCCTAACAGGCACAACATACACAACTAGCCTGAAACAAAAAGGTATATTTACTTACTGGATCAAAGCTAAGGCAGGGTATAATTACTCGCAAAATGCTACAAGCGATATTTTAAATGTTCAATATATACCTAGTTTAAATACATTAATTGAAAAAAATGTATTAGAAGATGCACAAGGCACTTTCTGCAACACTTATCTGTACAATGGCAAGCTTAAATTGAATCCAATTATTAAATGGCAGGATTTAACACCCGAAAAGTGGCAGGATAACGGTAATAGATATTATGCTGATGCTTATAACAAGTGGAGCACAATCGTTGTAGAATCAGGTTATTATGAATCACAAATTTATGACATTGGTGATAATCTACCCTGTATCATAAAATTCAATTATGAATTTTATGGCAATGATCAATCTTCTGTCGAGATACAATGGCAATATTCAAAAGATTGTGAAACTTGGTCAGACTGGATAATAGCTAATACAGGCAGCTTCACTTTCAGATATTTCCGCATAAAGGCTATAATGCAAAGTCCAAACGGTAACGCAACATATTTAAGCAATTTTATTGTTACTGTGGACGTCCCTGATAGAGAAGAGAACTACACTAATAGGGAAATAGTGGACGCAAACGAAGGTGTAACTATATATTATGCTACGGATGTAGAAAGCAAGCAGGCAAAAGATTTTATTATATCTGAGCCTCATGTTCTTGCCACACCTAAAAACATTGATTCATATGCAGTTATAACAAGCTCGACCTCTACAAGCTGCACTATAAAGCTTTATAAAAATGATGGAACTTTAACAACCGGATTTGTAAACATAACAGTGAAAGGGTATTAATATGACAAATCCATATATTTGGACTGATAATGCTATGGAAGTTGGTGTCGCAGACGCTAATCCAGACATAGTCAATGAATGTTTGATGCACTTAAAATACGATGTCAATGAATGTTTGATGCACTTAAAATGCAATAATTCTAGCAATAACCTGCTTGATTTTAAATGGTCAGATCACTTATTAAACGATGAA